ACATAAATAAATTAGTTTACGAAATTTCCAACAATCCGGTGATTTTAAACAAAAATAAACTATTTAAGTATCAGAAGGCCGACTATAAGGCAAGAAGTCTTTGGAAGAGTTTTGGAGAGAAAACTCCTTACATTTCCTATGATATTTATGGTGCTGTGACTGGTCGTCTAACAACCAAAACAAACTCATTCCCGATACTCAATCTCAAAAAAGAAATTGCTGATGTTGTAGTGCCGAAGAATGATGCATTTATTCAATTTGATTTCAATGGTGCTGAGATTAGAACTCTTCTATCTCTCTCCGGCGAACCACAACCACAGGAAGATATACATGAATTTAACGCAAAAATACTTAAATGTTCTCGTGCTGAGGCTAAGAAAAAGTTCTTCGCATGGTTCTATAATCCGAACAAAAAAAATCAAGAACTAGCCAAGTTCTATAAACGTGATGTTGTCTTGGAGAAGCATTATGTTGATGGGGTTGTAATGACTCCATTCGGCAGAAAGATTGCTGCAGATGATTTTCATTCTTTTAATTATTTGCTTCAATCCGCTTCTTCAGACAACTGTTTATCACAAGCGGTTAAGTTAAATAAATTTTTAAATGGAAGAAAGTCTTTCGTACATTCAGTTGTACACGATTCAGTTACAATAGACTTCCATGGTGAAGATAGAGATCTTGTGTCTCACATAAAACAAATTTTTGAAGATACAAGGTTAGGTGAATTTAAATCATCGATGCACATTGGTAAAAACTATAAAGACATGGAGTTGATATGAAAGTTTTAATAGGGCTGGGAAAAGCTGGATGTAATATCGTAAATAAGTTTTCCGATACTCATAAGAAGATAACCATAGATGCTGGTTCGGAACTCCCCGAGTTCACCTCACCAGAACACTACGAGGAAAAACTGACCGATTATGCGCACCTTTTGGAGTTTGAAGAGGCCGAATGTTATTTCTTTGTCTGCGGTGCAGGTAAAGTCTCAGCAGCGTCTCTACGTCTATTAGAATTGATACAAGACAAGAAAATTAACCTTGTGTACATCTACCCGGAAGATATAATGTTATCTCCCACCCAGAAAAAACTTAACAGAGTTGCTTTCAATGTTTTTCAGCAATATGCCAGATCAGGTTTGCTTAACTCAATGTACATTATGTCCAATGAGGAGATTTGTGATTTTCTTCCATATTATTCCATAGACACAATGTACGAGACAATCAACGAAGCAATCGTGAATGTGTTTGAGAGTATAATTTTTTATTTAGATGAAAAGCCGATGATGGGTTCTCACCATGAAGCAAAAGAAATTTCTCGTATTAGAACTGTTGAGTATGGAGAATTTAAAGAAAACAAAAAAAACATGTACTTTCCGCTTGACAACATAACTGAGACATGCTATATTAATATAGTGAATGAAGAGGACATGAAAAATAACAGAGAGCTGTTGGATTTGCTTAAAAATAAAATAAGAGAAGATAATGAGAATAATATTCTTTCTTCTTTTGTTGTGTTTAAGTCAGACTATGAGCACTCTTTTTATTATGCTATTCGGTTCACACATTATTTGCAAGAAAAGTAAATAAAATTACTTGACAACAACAAGAGAAAATGTTATATTATAAAGGTAATCAAAAAGGAGGAAAGATGAGTACACTGTGGTTAATTGATATAGACGGAACAGTCTGCGAAGACATTCCAAACGAAACACCGGAATTGTTTGAAACAGCAAAGCCTCTTGAAGGTGCTTTGGAAAAAGTTAAAGAGCTTTATGAGAATGGAGACCGTGTCACATTCTTTACAGCAAGAACTGACGAACATGCCGAAGCAACTGAGTCATGGCTGGACAAACATAGCTTTCCATATGAAAGTGTATGCTACAACAAACCGAGAATCAACGATGGTGAAACTTATCACTGGATTGACAACCGCAGTGTTTTAGCTACTTTTGTTCCGAAAGGATTAAAATAAAACTTGACAAATTTAGTCAACATGTTATATTATAAATGTACAACAAATGGAGGGAACATGAAAGTACACAAATTTAGCGCAATTGCTGCAATTAAGATTATTAATGAGCTAGAAAGAGAAAATAAATTGATTATATCTCGTTCTAAAGACAAAGAGAGCACGCCTCGCTTTGCTAGCTGGCTTCTTCAAGCCAGAGACAAATGGATAACAGGTGTGATGCCAGAAAGTTTCTCACCAGAAATACAAAAAATCAAGATTCATGAACTAGATGATGGAAAGATTACTGTAGAATTTGGGTCTTGGTTCAAATTCCGAATAAGCGGAGATCATGTCACGAAAGAGAAATCAATTTAATCTCTTTTTTTAAATAAAAATACTTGACAAGTTCTGAGAACATGTTATATTATAAAGGTAAGAAAGAAAAGGAGAACAAATGATTACTTTACTTATGTTACTCTTTGCCTGTGGCGAAGAAAAAGCGGACGATTCCGCACAACCTGCTGAAGAGCAGCAGGAGCAGCAAGATGTTCCTACGGAAGATACTGGTGAAGAGCCGGTAGAAGAACCTGCGGAAGATACAGCAGCCGCTGAATAATAAACGGTTTTGTAAGTTTCCAAAAAAAACTTTCACTTTTTACTTGACAAACTCAAGAGAATATGATACATTATATATGAGACGCAAAACTCCCAAACAATTGCACTGTGGTTACTAACTTCACCGGCGAAAAAGTTAAAAAAAACACTTGACATGATGGACATTTCATGTTATAATATAAAAGAGTGAACAACTCAAACTCATTTAACATACGGAGGAAAAAATGAGCAACAATACTACTATTACTACACAAACTTACCGAGGTACTTTTGTAAAAATTAACGGAGAATCACGATCTATGCGTTTCATTCGCATTGCTGATCTCCCAGCCGGAATGATTTCAGAAGCGGCTCACCGACATATTCGTCACCTTCAGCAACTTCACGGTTCAGAAGTCGTATATGATCTGGACAAGCAAGGTTTCCGTTCATACAACTGGAAAACTTCTTCTGACTCTTCAAATTCCGAAGAAACTGTATCAATCAGTCTGTAAACCTCGCGGTTTTGTAAGTTTCCGAAAAAAACTTTCACTTTTTACTTGACAACTTGATAGTAATATGATATAATATATATATGAGAAGTGAAACTCCAAAACATTCACAAAGAGGTTATGACTTGTTCCGGGATAAAAAGTCAAAAACAATTTAAGACATTTCAATTATTAGGAGGAAACATGTCAAATTCAAACGTAACAATCTTTAACGGTACTTTCCGTAAACTTAATGGAGAAACACGAACAATGCGATTTATTCGTAAATCAGATCTCCCCGCTTCTATGGTAAACGAAGCAACTATTTCTAACCTTGAGTCTAAGACACACAGTGAAGTTGTCTATGATGTTGATAAGCGCGGTTTCCGCCAGTTCAACTGGAAAACAGCCGAAGGCGAAGTAACTGAAACTCAAAGCACATTTACTTTCTAGATACTCCTTTGTAGATATGACGGTTTTAGGGGATATTTCCGAAAAAAAATTCCCCCTGTTTTCTTGACAGTATCAAGATAATATGTTATAATAATAATGGGAGCAAGATTAAAACTCTGCTTACCTTAGTCTGAGAAGACCAAAAACATCGCCTAACTAACGGAGAAATCAACATGGCACTTAATATAGAAGCAATGAGACAAAAACTTGCGAACTCACAAAACAAAAATGCAGGAAAAAACAGCGGCACAAAGTGGCGACCATCAGAAGGAGATCAAACAATCCGAATCCTTCCAACCAAAGATGGAGACCCGTTCAAGGAATTTCACTTCCACTATAATGTAGGAAAGAATCCTGGAATTCTGTGTCCAAAGAAGAACTACGGCGAGCACTGCCCTATTTGCGACTTTGCCTCCCAACTCTGGCGAGATGGTGTAGATAACAATGACGATCAATCTAAAAATGCTGCAAAGAAGTTGTTCGCTAGAAAGCGTTACTATTCCCCAGTCCTTATCCGAGGCTCTGAAGCCGACGGTGTAAAGATCTGGGCTTATGGTAAGACTGCCTATGAGACACTTCTTGGATATGTACTTGACCCTGATTATGGTGATATTACAGCATCCGAAACTGGGACTGATATTGTATTGAATTACACTGTTCCTGGTACTCCTGGGTCTTTCCCAAAGACTCAACTCAAACCTCGTCGCCGTCCCTCCGTACTGTGTGACGAAGCAATCGCTGACTGCGATGCTCTTTTGGATAGTGTTCCTGATATAGAAGCACAATTCGATCGAAAATCTTCGGAAGATATTCAAGCCATTCTGGATGATTATCTCTCTACGGATTCCTCCTCCGAAATGTCCTCCTCAGAAACTGCTAAGTACGGCAGTTCCGTAGATAAGAAGATTAATGACTTTCTAAGTTAGTGATTGCTTTCGTGATGCCCCCCGCGAATTAAAATAATGGTGGGGCACTATTTTAATTGACGATTATCTATATCAACCCAGGAGGAATAATGTCAGCTCAAAACAACAATACTATGTCTTTAGAGGATATAGCAATCAAAAAGGCTGTTGCACATGGCCATCGGAACCCTAGGGAATGCAAAAAACATCAGGATTGT